TTATAGGGCGTAACCTAACATTCAAGGCCCGTAAGTTATTGAGTTGGATGAATGTGCCACAAGAAGAAATTGAACGCATCAATCTTGAAAGCCTCAAACACAAAAGCATTGAAGGGTTGTTGGGTGAGCGCCAAGAAGTAATGCAACGTTTACAATCAATTGAGTTTGAAGATCGAGATTTGCCAGCAGACACACAACCGTTGAATGAACAAGCCGAGGAGTATCTGCGTAAAAGATGTGCACCATCAGACTATCCATTTTTATATAAAACAATGCCACGGCCCGGCATCGTGATTCCGTTTACGCATGACAATCAAGTGGTAGGGCACACAACAAGATTCCTAGATGACCGCATGCCCAAGTATATCCAAGACATACAGCCAGGATATGTGTTTGGCACAGACTTGCAAGGTGCCAATTGGCGGTGCGTAATTGTAGTTGAAGGTGTGTTTGATGCACTCAGCATCAACGGACTTGCCGTACTACATGCCGACGTCAATGACGCACAGGTTAGACTGATACGCAGTTTGGATCGTGAAATCATTGTGGTCCCTGACCAAGACGAAGCAGGCATGCGCCTGGTAGATCGTGCAGTGGAACTGGGCTGGGCAGTAAGTATCCCTGCGTGGCCCGCGGATGTAAAAGATGCGAATGATGCTGTGATTCGTTGGGGAAAGGTAGCAACTTTGATAACTATCATGCAGGCCCGAGAAACCAGTCGAATAAAAATTGAACTAAGGAAAAAACAACTTGTTAAAAGATTACGGACTTGAAGTCCAACGCCTGTTCTTAGAAATGATGTTGCAAGACGCAGAAAGCTATGTGCGTGTGCAAAACATCTACAATCCAGAAAACTTTGATCGTAGTCTAAGATCTGCGGCTGAGTTTATTGCTGAACACAGTGATCAGCACAAGACTTTACCCACGATAGAACAGATTGCAGCCAGCACAGGTGTGCGACTCAATCATATTCCAGATCTAAACGATGGACACTTTGAATGGTTCATGGATGAGTTCGAAGGCTTTACCCGTCGTCAAGAACTGGAACGTGCGATTCTTAAAAGTGCAGATCTGTTGGAAAAGGGCGAGTATGATCCTGTGGAAAAACTGATCAAGGATGCGGTACAGATCAGTCTAACCAAGGACATGGGCACAGATTATTGGAGTGATCCCAAAGCTCGTATCAACAAATACTTCAACTCGGGTGGACAAGTTTCAACAGGGTGGCCACAAATGGACAAGATCCTGTATGGTGGAATGAGTCGCGGCGAGCTGAACATATTCGCAGGTGGATCCGGTTCGGGTAAAAGTCTTGTCATGATGAACATAGCATTGAGCTGGTTGCAGGCAGGCTTGTCGGGTGTGTATATCAGTTTGGAACTTAGTGAAGAACTGTGTGCTTTAAGAACTGATGCTATGTTGGCCGGAATGAGCACCAAAGAGATCCGCAAGGACATAGATCAGACTGAACTCAAGGTCAAGTTAGTTAGCAAGAAAGCCGGACAGTATCGTATCAAGGCCTTGCCAGCACAGAGCAACATCAATGACATCCGCAGTTATATCAAAGAAGTGCAAGTGCAAACAGGACTAAAGGTAGACTTTGTTATGTGCGATTACTTAGACTTGCTGATGCCTGTAAGTGCCAAGGTCAGTCCCAATGACCTGTTTGTCAAAGACAAGTATGTTAGTGAAGAATTGCGTAACCTGGCCAAAGAACTCAATGTCTTATTTGTGACAGCCAGTCAGTTGAATAGATCGGCTGTGGAAGAAATAGAATTTGACCATAGCCATATTTCGGGTGGTATTTCAAAGATCAACACAGCAGACAACGTGTTTGGTATCTTTACCAGCAGGGCCATGCGTGAACGTGGCAAGTATCAGATCCAGTGTATGAAGAGTCGTAGTAGTACAGGTGTAGGAATGAAAATTGACTTGGACTACAATATTGAAACCATGCGTATCACTGACCCAGGCGAAGATGCCGGTCCGGTCAACAGTTTCAAGAAGCCGGATATTCTAAGCAGTATCCGCACACAAAGCCGGACTACGCCTGCACCTGCAGAATTCGACACGGACAGTGTAGAAGACACTGGCAAAATCACCGCAGATGTACAAAGTGCTAAATTAAAACAATTACTGGGCAAAATAAAGACAAGCTGATCGGGTTTAAAGAGTTTATTAACCCGATAAATAATAAAAAGGTCCTGGCCCAAAAATGCAAAAGAAAACACGAAGCCTGTTAGAAGAATTAGAAAATTTGTACACTGAACGCGATCATCGTCATGTGATCGAAAATCGCGCCAGCAACATTATTGCCAGTGCCATACGCCTGCTGGAGCAAATTGACTCTAACTACACACCAGAACAGGCAGAAAATCTGCAACGCAAATTGATCAATGCAATCAAGCTGAGAGATCCTGGCAAGTTTACCCGTACAGTGAGAAAAACCGATGCGAATTCGTGAAATTACAAAACATTCTATTAGAGAAGGCGCATTGGGCAATATAGGACGTGGGTTCGTGCAAGGTGTCACGGGCGCAGATTTTTCACGAGTGCAACCCGAGGTTGACGCGGATACCTTAAAGGCTGCTCAAGCAACTTTGGCCGCACAGGCAACTACAAAAGATAAAACCAAACCAACCCAGGGCGCAATTTTTTTAGTCAAACACCCAAATGGAATGGAATACTTTAAAAACTATCAAGGTATTTGGTTTGAAAAGCCTAACAGTCAAAACACATATTCTGCCAGTGGTGCTTTACAAATCAAAGACCCTGTCGGGGCTAATAAATTAAATCAACTATTACCTCAAGCTCAGACAATTTATGTAAAATCAGCCAGCCCAGGTGACACTATTAATTTTGTACCAGATCCTTCTGCCAGGACTGCCAAACTTGCAGCCAAACGGCCAAATCCTAGGGTCAAGAAATAATGTTATTACACGAAGGCGGCAATGTATTCAAAGATGCTCAAGGTCGTCCACTCACACAACGCATCAATCAAACTGATGTAAAACCTACCTTGGCCTGGTTGGACGAAATGTTGCCAGGACTGGACCTGCAAAACAACACCTTGGGCAGCACTGGAATCAAAAGTACGTCGGGTGACCTGGACTTGGCCATTGATTCAGGACAGGTTACCAAAGATCAACTGGAATACAGACTCAAACAGTGGGCCGTCAGTCATGGACTCAGGCCCGAAGACTATGTGCGTAAATCAGGCACAGCAGTGCATTTCCTAACGCCCATCACTGGCAGACCAGATCAGGGCTATGTACAAACCGACTTCATGTTCTTGAAAAATGTGCCTTGGTCAAAGTTTGTGTTGGGTGCCATGCCTGCTGACAGTCAATACAAGGGTCGCGAGCGCAATGTGCTGATGAACAGCATAGCCAAGAGCCTGGGTTATAAATTAAATCAAATTGCCGGCATCGCCGATCGTGCCACCAACCAGGTCATATCAGATGACCCAGATGCTGTGGCCAAAATGCTACTAAACAAACAGGCCACTCGTGCGGATCTGGCTAGTGTGGAAACTATCATGTCTGCCCTGGAACGTGATCCTGCTCGTGATGCCAAACTGGCCGACTTCCGTGAACACATGAAACGCGAAGGCATACCATTCGAACAACCTGTGTCTGAAAATACTGAATTATATACCGAAGTGAATTTTTTGGCTCGCCTGCGTGACCGCATAGTGAATCAAGGCATGCAACCCATCATGGAAGCGGCCAGTCCCAGGATTGAACATCTAGAGGACTTGGTGTTTGAACGTGGCACTCGTGGCATCCAAGAAGCCATGGCCATCATGCAGCATGCCGCAGAAGACACTAGAAAAACAACCACAGTCAAATGGGACGGCAAACCTGCCATCATCTGGGGTCGCAAGCCCACAGGCGAATTTGTGCTCACAGACAAGAGCGGATTTGGTGCCAAGGGCTACGACGGCCTGGCCACTAGCCCAGAACAGATTGCCAGGATCATGAACCAGCGTGGTGGTGAACGTGGCGGCCTGATTGCTATCTATCAAAAACTGTTCCCTATGTTGCGTGCCGCAACACCAGAAAACTTTAAAGGATACATCCAAGGTGACTTGTTGTACACCGAAACTCCGCCGGAAGTGTCGGGCGCTTATGTGTTCAAACCCAACTTTGTAGAATACAAAATTCCAGCGGCCAGCAAACTAGGTCAGCGTATTGGTGCCAGTGAAGTGGGCATAGCCGCACACACCAGATACAGACAATTAGATGCGCCAGCCGAGGCCATAAGTCAAGTGAATCTTGAAACGGTGCCCGGTCTGCTGATAATTGAGCCCACAGTCAAAGATATCAAAAATGTCACACCCAATGCCCAACTGGTCAAACAACTGAGCCAGATCATCCGCAGTCAAGGGCGTGCCATAGATGGCCTGTTCAACCCTGCGGAACTCAGAGCCGCACAGCTCAGTGATTTTCCACAGTTGTGCAAACGCTACATCAACAGCAGGATCACCGGCGACTATGAAGATCTATTGCCGGGCTTTGGAGCCTGGTTAAAAACCAATGTCACGCCCAGGAAGTTTGCCAACATCATAGAATACTTACAAAGCCCCAGAAGCAACATGGACGGTATCACGGCAGCCTTTACAGCATTCTTGTTGTTGCACGAAATCAAGACTGACATGTTGAATCAGCTGGATCGCCAGGAACCTGGGCACGAAGGCTGGGTACTGGCCACGCCTGCAGGTCGTGCCAAACTGGTCAACAGATTTGGATTCAGTGCTGGAAATCGCATCTTAAATAACCCCAATTTGGCCGGCTAACTGTTCTTTTTACCTCAGTCTGGTAAATAAGTGTAGGACTCAAGGTCCATACACTAAGGAGAATTAAAATGGCATCATTAACTATTACCAGTGGTGGTTCACAACCAGTATTTGCAACTGATACCCTCAACGGTCCACAGTTGGCCGCAACAACAACCTACACACCTGCAGGCACACCAACCAACTTCATGGGTCCAAAACTGGACTTCTTTGGTTGCGACCTCGGTGCAGATCCTTCAACAGAAGCCGAAGTAAATGGCATGTTGCAGACCCTGTTGCAGACAATCCAGCAGACAGCCACAGTAGCAATTTATCAAGTTGCCGCTACAGCAAACGTAACAAACTTCAGCGTTGCCACATACCCAACAGGTGCTTTCAACACAGCAACTGACGGTACTAACAACAGTGCAGCCACATTGCAAGCTATCATCCAAGGTTTGGGCACAGTAGCCGGCTACAACTTGAGCGGCGCAACTGTAACCAACGTTGGTTTCCGTTTGGCTAGTACAGCTACAAGCGCATCTTAATTAACTCGGTTAATTAAAACACTAAGCCCTGGAATTAAAACTCCAGGGTTTTTTGTTGGCTATAAGTACAGCATGACGTATATTTTTGAGAGTCCCGACGGTGGGGACACAGTGTATCGCCGTGAGTTTGGCAAGACCCAACGTGAACTACATTCCATCAGTGAAGAAAAACGCAAATGGGATCAACGGCTTGAAGAAGAAATGCTTTGGGTAAAAATTTCTCAGGCCGGCAGAACCAATCCTGCCCTGCAAGCGGCTCTAGACCAGGCCCGGGTGATTTATGAACTGTCACGCCATGACTAAGATCCTGTGCCGTTGTCTGTTTGATATCACGGCCACGGGTGTGACTGGACATTTTAAAAGTTCAAGAATCCCTTTTCGAGATCGTGCTGGCCAGGACATTGTCAATGAGATCACCTGGAATCGTGCCAGGAATCAACAACGCAACTGGGAAACCCTCACACAGTTGATTAGCCTACGTACCCAGGTCATAGACTTGACCGTGCCAGAACGTTTTGATGGTGCCTGGGAGTTTGAATTTGCCACAGAAACTCCAGATGCCTATGGTCCTGTTGATGACCCTACCTTGGTACTACGCATGGATTCAGCCGGAGTACCCATGCTACACACCTTGAAGACTGGCGAAATCATGACCACACAACTGACAGTGGATGGCTCAGATCAAAACATTTGGTTTTTGCCTACAGCTATAAATAATCAATAGGAAAAAAGATATGTCAGAAACCACTGAAATTGAAAAAAAGAGTCTGGAAGCCCATGTGGAACTGTGTGCCGAACGTTACACCCAGTTGGAGCAACGATTTGAACATGTGGAAGGTAAAATCACAGGCCTACAAACTCTGTTGCGCGAAGTGCATGACATGGTACAGCGCATGGCCGAAAAACGCACAGATCAACTGATCAGTTGGGGCGTGGGCATAATTGGCGCACTGATTGCCACCACTGTTTATCTATTAGTCACCTACGTTTTCAAATGATCATTGACCGCGAGTTTGAACGTGCCATGCGGCAAGAACTGCGTGATATCATGCCCAATGTCATATTGCCGCAAGATGACGGCACCTATGAAGTGTTTGGCAAATATGAAATTATTCCTGAAAAACCCGGTTACACAGTCATGTGCCATGCTACCAACATGGGTGTTTTTAACAGCTCGCGCACTGCTCTCAGCTGGTGCATAGCTGACAAATACAAGCACTACAATCTGGCCAATGACATCCGGTCTTTGGACAGCAAACTGTCATTTTTGGCCAATGATATCAATGCCCGGGCTGCCATTGGTGATCGTAGCAATCGCCCAGATTTTAGAGAAAATATAGGAACCAAGCTAGAAACCAAATTGATGCAAAAAAAGATTGTGGAAAATCAATTAAACAATTGTGTAGATTTGGCTAAATACTTGCAACAACGAGGATTTAACAATGAAACTCAACGAATTGGCCGTGGCCAACCCAACAAAACAAGCCGCCAAGGTATTTGAAAGTTATTTCGGCGACCGCGTGACGTTTGACACAATCGACCAGACACAGGCACTTAAAATGTTGCGCCGTGTACGTGGTCTTGTAGCTGAACACCGCCGTACTCCAGAATTCCATCGCAGTGAGCAAAACCCTGCTTATTTGAAACTGGTGGTCATGGAACAGGCTCTCAGCGCCAGAATCATGGAACTGGATGCACAACCCGCCGCACCTGCAGGGCAACCAAATCCTCAGGCCATGGCCATGCAGACAGCACAGAAAAGAAAAGAAATCGACGATCAGATCAAGCAGTTACAAGATCAGATCCGCGCCTTACAACAACAACGCAACATGCCAGCCATGGGCATGGCCGAAAGCCGTCGCCGTGTCACTGAGAGCGAAGTACAACAGGCTCAAGTGGTCCTGGCCGCCCAAGACATGGTTGATGAAGTACAAAAGATGAGCGAGCAAGTCAGCGCCATGCAGTTCAAAGACTTGCCAGCTCTGGTAGATCAGATCAAGAATCAAGTTGGCCCAGACCAAGCTACACAGTTCAACGGTGATGCCAGTGCTGCTTTGTCAGCCTTGTTGCAAAATCTACAAGCATCCAAACAACAGTTGGATCAGGCCTTGGGTGTGGTCACTGGACAAGCACCTGCCATACCCGGTGATGACATGGGTGCCGATGCTGACCTTAGCGGCGAAATGCCTATGTGTTGGCCAGCGGCAGCCCGGTCCGAAAGGGACTGGTGCGGGCCGAGGGACCGGGCTCTCCTCTGTGGCGCAGGGGGTGGTCCCAGTGTGCTTCCCAGGGGAGTCG